TATTCAGATTACTGTTACTATTCCACCCGTCTTTGATTATCTGGACATAAACCCTTGATACATGCCCAGAAAAGTCAAAAAACGCTGTTGGCATGGTTCCAGTGTTTTTCCTTTGTCTTGGATATGTGGTATTGATTTCCAAGACCATATCCAGAACATCATGAATCTTTTTTCTGCGCAGCTTCTCGGCTTTCTTTTCGATTCTCTTCTTCCTCATTGCTTTTCTCCTCAAAATCTGTTATCATACTCATGTATGTTTTTTCTTAATTGACCGTCCAGTTCTGCCAAACTGACGGTCTTTTTTTGGTTGGTGACGTTACTCCTCTGGCTTCTTCATTTCCTTTTTCTCCTTTTCTTCTTAGTCCCACGACTTACGCCGTTCCTCTTGTCCCTAATTTTCTGGCTCATTGTTCAAATCTCCATTGATCTCGGTCTTATATGAGTTGATCCCGTTCCCGTCCTGGGAAACGTAATCATAGGACTGGAATACATAGATCCATACGCCATTGGTTCCGATCAGTGCCACTAGAGTGATTATCCAAGCGACAAACCACCGCTTAGCGTCTTTCTTAGCCTGCTCGATCACTTCACAGGCAAAATACTTTTCCAGCCCATCATAGTCCGGTTTTTTTTCCATAAAAATTTCCTCCTTGTCTCTTGCGGACACAGGAAGAAAATGTTATACTGTTCCCGTATCCGTTAAGTCTGTGTTAACGGTTACACGCTCCGGCTGGTGCTGTCATCACCACCGGGGCATTTTTATTTTTTCTTTGCACTGTACACCAGCGCAATCACGATTACGCCAATAGTGCCAATCAGGACACCCGCTAAAAATCCTGTCACAAATAACGTGTCTCTCACCTCCTACGCATACAGAAGCAGGAAGAGAATAAAGCAGCACCACATCATCCCAAGTAATGCCATTTTGACAACATTGGCAATGGCCTTTTTAGATCTCCACTCCCTCCGGTACATTTTCCGAAGTTCCGGCCATTTGATGTACTTGTAATATCTCAAGATCATGGTCTCTTCCCCCTCACAATTCCCAGCAACTCCTCGTCACTGAGTTTTAACAACCTGGCAAGGCTTTGCAACTCCCCTACCGTGAACTCCGCCGGATTCTTTCGCTTGCGGTAGTAGGTGGCTCGTCCCATTACCAGGCTTTTCGCCATCATATCCGGTGTTTTCATCAGTTCAACCTCTTTCTGGTTGATGATCGACCGTGCATATGCAGCCTTTACAACAAACTCTGGTGGTCTTACTGTTGCCATCTTCCACCTCTTTCCCCGTTCCCACAGTCAATCTAGTGCGTTCCCCTTTCCCAGAGCGAACCACGTTGCACGTGTGGCTTCTGGCGCTAAGCGATTTATCGCTCGGCGCAAACGGTATTAAATACATTTGCATTTGCATTTGCATTTACATTTTCCTTTACCTTTACATTTACATTAGGTTTTTGGAAAATGTGTTTTTTAATAACCTATGGTTTTTTAATTGCAAAACCTATGGTTTTCATTTTTGATAACCAGTGGTATACTCCTATTGAAAGGAGTGATTTACGATGTACCTTAATAAAGAACAGTACAATTTTTTAAAGCGCGTTTCTCACTTTACAGAAATTGATTGCAATAGCTTTTCTACTCAAGAGTTAAATATCTCTAAATATTTAGAGTCTGAACATCTTGTGTATATCTCCAGGGAATCATTCCCTAAGATTACTAATGGGCAAGTTTCGTATCGTTATGGAAAAATGCTTTCTGTAAAAATTACTGAACAGGGAAAGTCATACATAGCAGAACGAAATTACGAACTCAAAAAGTTACTTTTTAAAGATGTTGTTATCCCAATCATGGTTTCGATTATCACAACTTTAATAATAAATTCACTAAAATTGCTGTAATAATCGAAGATACCACCGGAACAGCATATTCTAGGATAAATTGTTTTTTCGTTTCCCATCACCTCCAACTTAGAAAAATGATGAATGCGGTAACCGCTGAAAACCCTCCAGCAAATGCAGATAACAAATAAGGGAAATCTGGGTATCTCATAAAGAGTGCCAGCCCATCACCATATTTTTTCAATGCTCTGTGTGCATCCCTGGCGTCTTTCCCGTAGGTAAAACCAGGCTCATTTATTGCGGTCAAAATCTCAAAATAAGACATATCATCGTACTTGGTTTTCTTTCTCATTTTTCTCACTTTCCTATTTCAAACGAAACATTACAAGCAGTAAAGATACTATTGAAACATATAGCGGGAAGTTTGGGAATTTTTTCATAAACCACTCCACCAATGTTTTCCTTGGCTCAAAAAAGTACCAATGAACAAATCTCTTTATTCGTATTACCAACTTTTTCTTGAGAAAAACTATCTGACAAGCCAGTGTCATATACACAGTGGTCAAAACTACAACGATTCTTTTCCTATTCACTCTCCCCAACCACCTCCTGTTGACTTTTCCGCTGATCGCTCCTATTCTTTAAACACAGGCACCACCATGCCAAGTCTGGAGAAAGGAGAATATCATGGTTGAAACAGTTTCACGGTTGTACCACTGCCATAAAATTCATAAACACATCACTATTTATGAAGAGTATGAGGTTTCTGGTAACAATCGCCGCCTACTGCGCTGCTCATGTCCATATCATCAATACAAGGAAATGAAGCCGCACTGTGATGGCAATAATGATTTTGGTTTCCAGTGTGGTTATGCAAAAAATCAATAACCAGGCTTACCAATTCATCTGGTCGCTCACTAGGCGATAAGTAACAGTAAAGCCGAAGGTCGCATTTACAGCAGTCTCCACCAGACTCCTTGCAATGCTGGCTGACGGCTTTATTAAATTCAAGTGCGTCCATCACTCTCCCCTTCCTCTTCTAACAGTTCTCCTGGATTCTTCAAACTCTTTGAGATCATCTTCTTTAATGCGGTACTCTTTACCAATACGGATCGCAGGAAGTTTTTTTAATCTGATCCATTCCCACACAGTAATGATTTTTACTCCGTATCTCTCTGCAATCTCCCCGCAGGTATACATCTTCAACAAATAGTAGACACCTCCATTCCAAAAAATAATAATTTCTACTTCAAAAAAACGTTTTAATGCTTGCGCATAGTTCGGTTTAGTGATATACTTGGCTTGTCGAACGAAATATATCATTTTAAAGTGGCATTTTATTGTTTTAGCTCGTTTCACCGAACTATAGGTATACTATAGCACGTAAAAACGAACTAGTCAATAGTTTTGCCTCGCTTTTTTAAACTATTTTTTAGAGGTGGACTATGTACGAAGTTTTTAAAAGTCTATGCGATGCACGGGGCATTACAACTTACCGTTTTTGCAAAGACACAGGGGTTAGCACGTCAACAATCAGCACATGGAAAACAAAGGATTCCGTATGCAGTACAAAGTTGGCAAAAATAGTATCGGAGTATTTTGGTGTATCCATTAACTATATTCTTACAGGAAAGGAGGAAAACGCAGAAGAAGTTGAAAGAAGCAGAGTTGTAAATATGAACCTTCAAATGGATGAGATTTTAAGCGCTGATACACTGATGTTTGACGGAAAACCAATCGACCCGGAAAGTGCTGAATTGCTCCAGAAGCAAATTGAAATTGCGCTTGAAACAATCCGATTGAAGAGAAAGAAGTAAGGGGCTTATGCGTATGGGTAGGAAAGAAGAAATAAAAGAAAAAGTACTGGAACTTGTCAACATGTATGGCACAAGAAACCCATATAGGCTTGCAGGTGATATGGGATACCTTGTACAAGAGGGGAATCTGGGGAAAGTCCCAGGTTGTTGCATAAAGTTAGAGGGTCAAATGGTTATTTTTGTCAATGTGACACTTGAAAGACCCATGAGGACAATGGTTACTGCCCATGAATTGGGTCATGCCGTTTTGCACCCAGATGACTATTATTTCTATTCCTACACCAGATACAACCGTGACCGTGTGGAAATCGAAGCTCACACATTTGCAGCCGAACTACTAATTCCAGATAAACTAATTGAAGATCACCCAGGATACTCCATTGATCAGCTTGCCATACTTACTGGATACACTACACGGTTGTTGGGATTTAAAAAATACGGATATAAAACCGATAAAGAGAAAAAAGCATCATAAGGAGAACGTTTTATGAGCGTAAAGGGAGTTGGACAAACCTTATATATCGGAAGGAACGGAATCCGAATAAAAGAATTCCCAGAAAAAGACATAAGATTTGGCTATGATGGGTTAGTAAGCATTGAGTACCAGTATGCAGATAACTCAAGATACGGATTTTTGCGATTTAAACTAGATGTTGGTAATATACATACGTTCTGCTTCCGAAGAAATGGAAATGAACCTGTTTCCAGGGCAATACCTTACATAAAGAATTATGCTCCTGGTGTTGTTCTGGAAGAAAAGGACGTTCCTTTCTCTCAAAAAGAACGTTATGGTTTATGGTCAGTTAAAAAGAAAGTTCTTTTATTTGTTTTTACGTTTTTTATATTCTTTGTTATCTTCTTTGAGTTGATGGAAAGTTTTGTGAGCATAAATCATGATGATATATACATCACATTGGATGAATATAAAAGATGCGAAACTGGAATGACTTATGAGCAATGCGTGAAAATCATTGGAAGCGAAGGAGAACCACTGGTTGAATCTTCGATTTTGGATTCCAACCTTACAGCATATGTATGGTACGGTGATGCGGTTTCTAGCGGAAGCGCCGCTACATTATATTTTATGAATGGTAAACTTTATACCAAAGCACAGATAGGGCTTGATTAGAGGATAGAATTTTAGAAGAATTGTTCAAGAATATTTCTGACCAGGATTCTCTTGAGCTATTAACTTCTAAAGCAATCAGAAATTGTCTTGAGCTTTCGGTCTCTCTGTCTGTTCAGACTGTGATGGATATTCTGATTGATTCAGATGTTGTGGATCTGGACGAGAGGAAGCTTGCAAAGCTTCTCTTAAAGTATCTTTCATCACAGATAGATTAACCTTATAAGGTTTAGAAGATTTTTCTAACTCAGCAACACGTTTTTCTAATTCCTGCCATCGCTTTTTTGATATATACATAAGATCACCCTTTTTCTTTTTATTGTATCAAAAAGCACGTTGGAATTTGTACCCACAGAAAAAACGCCTGGTGCTGCAACACCAGACGTTTTGAATAATTGGGATGATACACTATCAACCTACACTCTTATTGTATCATCCCAGACTCAGCCATGCAAGATAAATTTCCAAAATCTGGTAAGGCTGTATTTTTTATACCCAAAAGGAGGATACACTATGGCAAATGCAAAGAAATTGCCGTCTGGATCATGGCGGTGTCTGGTCTTTAGCCACACGGAAAACGTGTTGGACGAAAAGACCGGAGAACTAAAAAAGGTAAAACGATACCGCTCTTTTACCTCTGATCTTCCAGGCAAAGCCGGGAAAAAGGAAGCGGAGCGAGCCGCCGCTGAATGGCTGGCAAATAAACCAAAAAGCAACGCATCCATGCAGTATACGCTTGATAACATGACACTGAGAGAAGCGGCTGAAAAGTACATAGATATGTGCGTGTCGCTTAATCGGTCTCCTTGTACGATCCAGGACTACCACTGCATTTTGAACAACGGATTCCAGGATCTCTTTGAGTTGAAGCTAAAAGACATTGACGAAATGATCCTGCAAGAAGCTGTTACGATGGAGTCGAAACGCACAACTAACGGAAGAGCCAAAAGACCATTGTCTGCAAAGCGTCTAAAAAATGAGTGGGGACTGGTGAGTGCTACACTCCACAAATACAAAAAGAACATTGACACACAGGAGATACATCTTCCATCTGTTCCGGATCGTATCCCGGAGCTGCCCACGGCTGACGTTGTGATTGACCTGGTACGTGGGACGGATATTGAACTCCCGGTACTGCTGGCTATGTGGTTATCCTTTTCCATGTCTGAGGTACGTGGTCTTACAAAATCAAAATCCATCAAAGACGGATGTATCACGATCAATGAGGTAGTTGTAGACGTAGACGGAAAGCCTGTCAGAAAGGGAGATCCAAAAGAACCTACACGAAGAAGATCTCACAGAATCCCACCATATATCATGAACTTGATCGACCAAGTGGATGGCGATGTCCTGGTTCCGATCAGTGGAAAAGCGCTTTATCACCGATGGATTAAGCTCCAGAAAAAAGCCGGAATGGAGCCGATCACCTTTCATGATCTGCGGCACGTAAGTGCTTCCGTAATGGCTCTTTTACAGATCCCGGACAATTACGCCCAGGAACGAGGTGGCTGGAAGAATGATAAAATAATGAAAAAGGTGTATATTCAAACATTTTCTGAGGAAAGAAAAATGGTAGATAACAAAATAGATTCTTACTTTGAAAGTAAAATACAACACGAAATACAACACGAAAAGAAAAAAGCCTAGTATTTACTAGGCTTTTCGAGAGCGCGAGACGGGACTCGAACCCGTCTAACGCTTACATTCAAAAACTGCGTAATTGCTCTATTTCCCTTATTTATGCGTATTCTTAACTCTCGTAAATTTTACTTAAATATCATATTTGATACTATTTTACAGTATTTAAGACAAAAATACAACACGAAATACAACACGAAGTATTTAAAATTTAAGTGTATAAATATTCTATGAGGAGTTTTGAAGAATTTCAGAATTATAAAGAATAAATAGCAATTTGAGTAACTTCCAATCTGAAAATGCCAAATTGGTAATCGGTAAAGTTGACAATGGTCCATATATGTACTTAATCAACAAAATTACTAACAGTTTGTTAATGCTACGGATGAATGAAGAAGATAAGTCCATAGCTGTGAATGCACAGACCAATGGTGCATGGGGATCCGAAAAACTGCTTGCCACAAAGGATTATTTAGGCGTGACCCAATACAATGGCGTAGACTACATTTCTCTGAGCGGGAAATTATCCAATATTGGTGAATGGGTAAAAAATAATGGTACGCCAGGTAAATGTACATTTGTTCGTGTAGAACCATCAGATTCTGACGGATATTTTGGTACATCCGGATTTAGCATCTTATGGATGCGCACTTCAGTTAACTATGGCTGGTGTATCTTAATATCTGATAATCCAAGAATGGTAGTTTTTGGTCGGAATTCCACTGGATGGCATTGGTATGCGCCGTCGTTGACCGAAGTATCATAGTTTTACATCACTAAAAGTACCACCATTGCTATTTATCTTGCAATTCTATCAAGTAAATATATTCCAAAAAAATATTATTTATACATTTTCGTTTTCTCACGCCAAAAAGACCACCTACGGCAGTCTATTTTTAAAACGTTATTTTCTTATTGTGCCTTATGCTGCATGATGACGTTTATATGCAATTTCAAGGGATCTCACGCTGGTCTTTGCATAAATCTTTGTGGTATCCAGCTTTTTATGACCTAAAAGATCGGAAACCTCATTCAGTGATGCACCATGCTCCAACATATCCGTTGCAAAGGTATGGCGCATAAGATGCGGGAATACTGACCTACCGATTCCAGAACGTTTTCCGATGGCCTTTATCTCTCTTTCAATGGCTTCTTTCCCTAGTCGGCCATATGGAGCCCTGGAAGACACGAAAAGAGCCGGGGTATCATCATTTCTGCTTTCAATATATTTTTCGATTGCAAACATGGCTTTAGCGTTCAAAAATACCAGACGTTCCTGGTCTCCTTTTCCGGTGATCACCACACACCTAGATTTCTTGTCTATCTCTGCGTAATCAATTCCAACAATCTCGCTGACACGGCATCCCGTAGCATACAGAGTCTCAAATAGCGCTTTCTCACGTAGCGTCTTGCAAGAAGAACGAACCTGTTCTAACTCCATATCTGTTAAAGGCTGCCTTATTTTGGCTTTGTATTTAACCGGGTCAACGGCTTTACATGGATTATATGCCATTTTACCTGTATCATGCATATACGTGTAAAAAGATGATAAGATAAGCCGCTTGCCGTCCAACGTGCGCATACCTGCACCAAGCTTCGCTCTCCAGTCCAGATAAGCCAAAATATCTATGTCCTGTACGCTTCTCAAATCCTTTTTAAGCCACAATGTAAAATCTTTGAGTAAATTACCATACTGTTCTATTGTGCCGTCAGAACAGCCTTTCAGCTTCTTTCTGGCTATGAATTCTCGTATGTCATATGGCAACTCATACACTGTTGGAGCCGGAAGCGTTTCTTCTTTTTCTATTCTGTATCCCCTCATTGCCTTTGCTACTGCTAAATCAATGATTTTCAGCTGGTCAGCCGTGAATTCTTTTTGAAGTTCCATGATAATTTGATTTCTGATTTCGTTAGACATACCGCACAATCTCCTTTTTATTTTTGTTGTGCTCAAATAGAGATCGTGGTATAATAGACCCGATCTCATTGAGAGATTGAGTGGGCAGGTACTTTGCGAGGGTAGATGTCCACTCGTTTTTTATTTTAATACTAGCGATCAAAAAATCAACCTTTTTCGGATAAAAAAGCGACCCATGAATTTTCTCATGAGCCGCTTTTATGGATTTTTTAAGCCGCTAAATAGCAATATAGAGGCTAGAATTGAAGCCAAATTTAATAAAAGAATGCTTATTCCATCATCGACATCATCATCTGGTGGAATTTCCACCTATCAGATCAAACCGCAAATTGCCGATCAAGGTATATTCTGCCTTTGTCGAAGTGAACTATACATAGTGCGGCTTGGACAAAGTGGCGGCGTATTTAATTCATGTGAACTTATCCAGATATCAGATTTCACCGGCACGACTAATGCAACTGCATCCATTGCTACTGATAAAAAAACGGTAATTTTTAAATGTGCAACATACGAAAATCCTATCTTTATTGGAAGATTTTGAATTACTATATGATTTTTGCTAAAAAAGCAGTAACTTCTGTTCCCTCTTGAACATTAAGATTTTTTACTTCGATGCTTCCACCCCAAAGCTCAGTCTCTCCATTCTTAATAATAGGTCGTGAGCTGTTATTGATATATTTTACACACAGTAGTAATGTACTGCTTTGTGTAAAGCCTGTTGGGTATTGAAAGATACAATTCCCGGCACTATTAGATTTTGCCGTTGTTTTTGCAATCTCTAATACTTTCTTGCTATTTAGCGTATCAATCGCACTGGCCTGCTTCGCCACAGTGGATTGTAAATCATTGATCACATCTACCGCACCGTTTAACAGGTTAGTCACCCGTAAAAGCCCCTGTTCTGTGTTATTGAGATGCTCTGCGTCAATATCCGGTTCTGAATTATTGACGTACTCAGTCGGTACATAATCGGCCAGTTTGTTCAAAGCAGCATAGGTAGACACCAGTAGTGCGGACTCAAGAGTTGCTGGATCATTTGCTGGATCTGTGACAACCTCTGTGGTGGTATCCTTTTCCGCTCCGTTTTCTTCCGTATTTGTGGTGCTGCTATTCTCTGTGCTTTCTTCTGAATCAGACTTCGAAGTATTAGACTCCTCCTGGGCGGTGTCAACATTCTGGTCTGATGTGTCGATGATCGGTGTTCCGTCTCCGTTGATAATGTCGGTGTCTGAATCTGGATATTCGGTTTCGGTTGCAAGTGGTTTATTTTCTTCCATTTGTTTCTCCTTATACACATTGAATTTTATAAATATTATATTCACATTCTGCTGATGACTGGATTCCAAGGAACACATATATATACTTCATTTTTGATCTTTGATCTGATGTATAGTTGTCAAGGTTAAGGACCCATTCTGTTTGTCCATCGGCTGTCATTATTCTTACATCAACGATGGCTCCAAGACTTGTCAACCATTCATTGCCCATAGCATTTGCTAACTGGTCTGTAAAATAATTTTCTGTTATCAGCAGGCTAAGACCTTTTCCTTGAATTTTATCGGCTATGATTTTTACTTTGCTTAACTTAGTAAAATCCAATGCTTTTGCAAATCCAATCGCAATGCCCTCGTAAAATCCTCCGGTAAATATCCAGTATGCATCTTTTATGATTTTTGCGCTACCGAGAGTGTATTTACCTGATGTAATTTTTACCAAGTCTGTTGTAAAGCCAGGGCCTAAAGTGCCATAATAAAATGGCATGTTGGGGTCTTCGTTGAGATATCCTTCCCACGTTCCAGGCCCTATACCTGCTACATACATGCCTTTTTTTATGACTGCGGATGTAAGGTTGGCGATTGGCTTTAATTCTATGTTTCCGGTTGCGTACTTTCCACTGGTTTTTACGGTTACCGCATTTTTTCCAGTAACGATTGTTTCGCCGTTATATGTTGGAACAGATGATTTTACAGTGCCGCCACTGTAGTAACCAGAAGGAAGTACAATCGACCCATTCAGTGGTAAAGTTTTCTGGGGTGATCCGTTATCTGGTTTTGTGCCTACACCCTTATCACCATTGGATTTCATATATGTCTTTCCGATCAGTACATCGGACTCAGTAGCGGTTACGGCGGTACTATCAACCGTAACTCCATTTTTTTGCAGTAAACATTCTCCCATTACTCAAATCCCTCATAAATTCCAGTGATTGCTTGACTTCCTTCGCCCACCACTACACCTCTTTTTATATAAGCGGGGTTAAAGTTTTCAGCGGCAGTAATCGTAACATCTCCTTGCATATAATTTCCAGCAACCTCTACAGTAACGCCATTCCCTCGTGGGGAAGCTGAAAATGCAGCCTTCAAAGGAACTTCTTTCTGCGTTATTTTCTGCTCTTTTTGGTGATCTCCTACAGGAATTTTGTAAGTACCATTAATCTCAATAATTACGTCTGCAATGGACGCTGCTGGCATGATTCCAGTTTGAAGTGTGTCTACCTCCGCACCAAAAAATGTTTTTCCAGCAGATACATCTTTCGGAAGTGCCGTATACTCTTCTGGATAGTATCGACCGCCCTGCTTAAGTAAAAACGCTTCTGCCATCTTACTCCCCCTTTAAAGCAATTTGAAATGTCGATGCTGGTTTTTGGTTATAGCAATAAAGCGTAATATTACCTGTTCCGGTGGTGATTCTGTCCACATATCCATAAGCTCGCCCCTGCTCCTTTGCCTGGGTTCCTGTGGTGCCATCTGGAAGGTATAGGGACACGATTGGTGTATGCGTTGATAAAATTCCTTGTACGTTTACTGTCTGTCGATATGGTGCCGATGCTGACCAGCCAGAAACCGGTATGGTGACATATCTAACGATTTTCATGTCTCGCCCAAGCTCGGCTATATCGGTCTCATTTTTGTTTACCTGTGTATTTGTCCGATTGACATCTCCAGCAGAATAAACATCACCCTCCTGGGTGTATTCCGTAACATCTTCGATGTATACGCTTCCATCACCGTTCTGGGTGATCTTATATCTTTTCTTTCCTGAAAAAATATCGTCTTTATATGTGGTTTTTAAGCTCATAGGCTCACCTCCCTGTTTCCAAGAGATCTCGTGCCAAGCCGGAACGATAAGTGATTGAGACCAGGAGACGCTTTTTCTATCAGTGTTCCGAGATCATATATGATCCTTTCGATGGCATTTGCCTGGTAGATTGATGTATATGTGATTCTGATCGGTGTCAGCGGTGTACTGTCCGGCGTATAATATGCGCTTCGGATAGCTTCGATATTTTTTCTTAACCGAATCATATCGGCTTCGGTACGGAAATCATTCGGCTGCCAATTCAGCTTATTATTGGTGGTATTTTTGTACCCCTTTCGATTAAGGACATAGGACACCCATTTCACCGACGATTCAATCCGGTTGAGATCGTTGTAATCTATATAGGCTTTGGCCGTCATAGAATCTATGTCGGCCTGTGTCCGGTCAAAGATCAAGTTATCAAGATATTTACTCATGTATCGTTACCCTCGCTTTGATTTCCCTGGTAAAAGTAGGATCAATGCTTTCGATAATTCCCTCTCTTATACCATCATACCAAGTATCTACACGAACTTTGTCCCCTAACTTCTTATCGCCAAGAAGTACGTCTCCCACCACGTTCTCTGCACGCTGATAGTAGGCATAAATTCTTTCTAGGGCAGTCGGCCCATTTGATGGATTGATCAAGGTCGCATCTGTCACTTCTTTGATGTTTTTGTTAAAAATGATATCTGGGTTATCTTTGGAAATCACAGATGTACTGTGGCTGTACTTACCTCCTGTTAAGGTTACTGTGCCGCCTGTTCCTGTCACCACTGCATAGTTAACACCGCTTTTTACTATGATTCCACCAGAGACAGAAAGGCTATGATGTGGCTCTGAGAACACGATTTCAGCCGTACCGTTCAGTGTGTCTTTGTAAAGCTCCTCTGTTTCGGAGATCTGCGTGTAAGTATGGGTAGTAAGTCGCACACCGGTTACGATATCGCTATGCTCCAATGTCAGCCCGGTAAAAGTGTTGTGCTCGTTAAACTCACCTGTTACTTCCGTTGCCTGTGGGTAAATATCAACACCCTCTACGTTGGACGTATCCACAATGGCACCAATGGCAAAAGCAATTTGCACCAGGGCGTTTCTTTTTGTGGTGTACGGGATGTATCCGGTCAATGTTGCATCCTTGTAATAATCATCCAGAGTGTAACCGAAATCCTCATTTGCAAAGATTTCCGTGAGGACTTCTGACAGCTTACGTCCTGTGTAAATACCACCCACGTACTCATTGCCGTCCAGGACTCCCAAAGCATCGTGGGAATCCATATAGTAGTCCGTTTTATTCTTCCTTGCACCAGACTTCAAGTAGAAGTTTCCAAGTAGATCACCGTTAAAATACAGACCTAATCTCTGTTTCTTCTGGAGGTCAAACGGAATATTACTCTTCGTGCGAACGGTAAAGGAAAGGGTGTTGATAGAAATATTTTCAGAAATGGCATTGATCTCCTGCAAGCAGTCGGTCTGCATCAATTCATCATCCAGGAAATCTCTATAAATGCCATAATCAATTCTTGTCAAAAAGACTGGTCTGTGCGGCTTTGATGTGGATTTAAAGGTGATCACGATCTTATTGTAATTATGCACATACTGATTGCAGAAATACCGCACTCCATCTGCTGTAAAGTCCTGGTTTGCTAATAGCGTGGTATCCTCGTACCATTTGACATTCAGATCCTTAGCATAGTCTCCAGATAACATATTAAATGTAAAGAGAATTCCTACACTAGTAAATTTACCATTAAATGTAATCGTAAGCGCCGGGTTATTCATTACCGTTTCCTGTGTACCACCAGGGAAAAGAAAAATACGTGGATACAGTGCCGTGTGTGGCTTCAATCCCTGCTTGTTGATCTGATATCCAAAATTACCATTATCATCGCTATACTCGCTTGATACATAGCCATAATCCGCCGGGTCTTCTGGGAAATTAATATAATCACCATTTAACAGGGAGAAGCCGGGATAACACAGGGCATATCCAGGGTAAGACAAATCATCACGCCGGAGGTCCGGGAACTGGCGCTCTATGGTAGTCTGTTTTGGATAAAGACCAGCATGAGGATACAGTCCTTTTCTTGGATACAGCCCAGCCTTGATGATCTGCGGAAGACTGTTCTCTTTTGCGTATGGTGCCACATCGTCATATACGATTTTTAAACCCTCATTGTTTGCCATCACGGTCTCCTTTGCGGTTTCATTGCGATAAAATTGACAGTCAAGCCCGTCCATTTATTAATCTGTCCATTCTCTGTTTTTTGGATCTTAAGGCCGTCTTCTCCATTCGTCACATAAGCCAGAAACTCTAACGTCTCCTGCCCATAAGGGAAAACTACGGTATGGGACTCTGTGGGAGAAGATATGATATCATAAAAAGTGTCATAATCGGCCCGGTTGCTCTTATCTACGTCAATGGACAGAGCGTAATTATAAAACGTCCCGGCGATATCCCTGTGCATCTCATAAGACTGTGTGCGCCCGGAATTCTCTGTGTCGGTAACGGCAAAGGAGCGCTTAAGCTCCTTCACCTGCAACCGCAAATTCAAGCCGTCAATCTCAAATACTCCGTTACCAGTTCTATCCATTCTGTGTCACCATCCTTACGCCTACACGTTGTTTCTCCTGATTATTCGCTTTGTATACTGCTGATGCAAATTTCTGGTCATTGAGTACCAGATCAATGTGGATATCCCTGTTTCCGCCACTCATTCCGGTTTCTTCCAGGGCTTCTTTCAATGCCTGTTTCATGGTTGACAGTGGGGAAACAACCTCGGTCTCACGCTTGTTATCGCCAAGGATCGCTGCAAACTCACCCGCACGTGGAGGAACTACGGTGCCAGTCGCAAGACGTGGCATAGAGTAAGATGCCGCCACCGCCGGGGTCTGGTATGCGGAATATCTGGAATAGCCGCCGCCTCCAGAAGATCCGTATGAACTATAAGAACGTTTTCCTGCATTAATTGCCATCTTAGCTGCTGTAATACCAGCGATAATAGATGCAGCAACAACGCCAGCTCCTAATGGACCACTTACAGCCCCCAAAGCCACAGCCAATACCCCTGCTGCTGCGGCTAACGCTAATATTCCGCTTATAACCTGTTCTGTAGGTGTCATCTTGTCCCAGTTTTTATATAGTTCGATTGCTATTGCAATAATAGATCCGACTGCTAATGCAATCAGTCCCATTTCGAGATTCAAACCATCAAGTGTTTTTATTAGCAATGATAGCTTATCAATCATTTTCACGGCACCATTTACAAATCGAATCCATTCCCAGGCTGCAAAAAAAGCAATAATAGCAACAGTAAAGCCCTCAACAACCGTTTTATTCTCGTTAATCCAATCAGAAAACTTCTTTAACCATTCTGTAATCTGCTTTAATGCATTTATAATAATTTTTCCTGTCCACTTTCCAATCGGTTCAATAAAATCTTTCCATAGCCAAACGGCATTCGGTTTCAATGCATCAATAATGGCGTTTAACGCTTCCAGAGCTGAAGCAATCAAGTCAAACGTTGCCGGTATTGACTGCTCAACCGCCCACTTTGCAATAGGGAGAAGAGCCTTGTTAAGCAATGCCAGGAGCGCATCTGTTACCGTCTTGGCGATTGGCTTAATCGCAGAAAGGATAGAATTAAAGCTAGTTAGCAGTGGCGTGAAATCAAGATCATTTGCCCAGTTTTTGATGCTTTCCGATGCTTCACGCAAAAATCCGGTAAATATCAATAGGATATCGCAGAGGTTCCGGATAATGCTTGTGCCTGTGTCTCCAGACACCCAAGCCCTATCAAACTGTGTAACCAGTCCTGCCACCGTTAAAACCAGATTTGCTACGGTGATAAGCAGATCATCAGTAATCCTCTTCCCGTATCCTTCTGTGTTCCATACCTGCATAAATGATGCAGATACATCACTTGCAAGCTGCTTAATGGCTCCAAATGCCGTTTTTACCGCTTCGGTCACCACTGGGCCATTCTCTTCCCATGATTTCTTCAATGGGTCAAAAAGTCCTTCCAGATTCTTCTTGATGGCGTCAGCCTGCAACTTTACATTATTGGAGACCTCTTCGGTCTTAAACATCTGGTCTGGTGTCGGTCCTACATAGGAGCTGCTGCTGGAGTCACTGTCTTTCTGTGCCTGGATCAGCTGATCGAACGAAAACAGAATCTTTTTATTAAGCTTGTCCTTTTTCTGTAACTCTTTGTTGCTATCCTTTAAGGCTGCCCCGTAGTCCTCTTCCACAGCCGTAGCCTTAACGTATGTATCTTTTCCGGTCAGTGCCGCCGCAAGCTGCGCCGTCCAGTTCACCGCCTGGATGATAAGACCAATAAATTTTGACAGTGCGGGAGCCACAGCTTCCAAGATCGGAGAAAATGCAGTAGCAAAAGCATTCTTAAGCTGCGTCATCTGAGAAAGCAACATGGATATTGCCACGTTGGCCGCCGGGGAATACTGGGCAAGGTTTTCCATACCCTCTTTTGCTGATCGGAACGCAGCGGATATTACAGAGCTGAGAAGTCGGAAGAGAACCATACGCCGGATTACACCAGACAGTGAATCGCCAAACTTCTTCGCTGGCTTTTTATTCTTGTCCATCTGGTTTCCAAGCTTTTTCGTTGACTTTGCTGCTTTTTTGCTGGCATCGTCAACGCCAAGAAGACGCTTTTTGTACTCGTCAAACTCGTTCTTTACCCGGCTATACGATGCGCCAAGAGACTCATTCATCTGCTTGAGTTTTTCGGCTTCTGTAGCGTACTTGTCGGACATCTTGGCAAACTTATCTGTATCTTTTCCGAGCGTAAAAGCACTGCCGGAATCTTCCAGATCTTTCAATTCACCTTGAGCATATTTTAAAGTGTTGGTCAGCTGATCTATGTCATACTGCATCTTTTTATAGGCGCTGCTATTGGATTTACCACCAGTATCCAAAAACTTTTGCTGACGATCAACCAGTGCTGATAGTTTCTGTTCTGTCTTTTCTATCTGTGTCTGGATCTCAAGATACTCCTGTGTAGGTATCTTAGTTTCTGCATACGCTTCCAGTTCTTCTCGCAACTTTTTAACTTTCTGTTCCTGTGCTGCATACTGGTTGTTCAGTTTTGCAAAAGCGGCGGCCTGCTTCTGGACTGCGATTTCTGTTTTTTTTCCAAGATCATCAATCCCATTTGCCATTCTTCTAACGGCAGCTTCTACCTCTTTGGTTCCTGGTTTCATGCCGCTGGTATCTATTTCTGTATCAATAAGGACTGTTCCATCTGCCTGCATATCATCACCGCCTTACTTCTCAAACAATGCGTCTACTGCATCCTGTTCCTGCTGCCATAGATCCTGTTCTTCATCAGACATTTTTCTCTTAAGATTTACAATCGCCTGGTTATCGTTCAAAAACTCCCGTTCCCACTGTTCCAGTTTCTTTCCTTTTGCTCGCTTCTGTCGGATCGCCAGCACCTGGGAGAACGTTCCCTCTTCGATCTCCTCAAAATAGCCCACAAACGTCCACCAGTGCATATACTGGCCTGGTTCTCTGACTTCTCTCCCGGCTACCTTATTGATCGCTGGGAAGATGATCGGGGCATCCTGCTCCCAGTCCATCACCTGTGGTCGCTTGCGCCCATCCTCTTTTTTACCGCAATCCAGATACCATAAGGCCTGTTTTATCGCTTCTTCCAGGAATTCCTCCGGTGGAATCTCCTCGTACAAGATTTCTACCATCACCTGCATCTTCCCGGCGTTATCCAGGTTTGGATCATTAAACGCCGCCATGATGTCAAGAGCCGCCCGAAAATCAGTCCGTATATGATAAGATCTGCCACCGACTGTAAGAGCCAGCGGCAGATCCCAGGAAAACATTATTTCATGGGGGTAAGTATTGAACCCCCTGGAGATGCTTTGTATTTCTGCGTGTATTTATTTACGTGAGACTGTACGGCTTTCAGTTTCACATCACGTTTCTGCTCGATCACTCCACGAATGGCGTTGATCACATTTTCCACGAAAAACTGACCGGAGTTTAACATGGTGAATGGTGACGTGATTGAGAAAAAGTCTTTGGAAACCGGAGCATTGAACAAATAATCCACCTGCTGGCACATACGTTCGTCCAGAGTCTTGATATCATCAAGGGTTGCCGTGGACTCTTTGCCGCTTAACTCTTTCTGCATATCCTCAAACGCCTTTACGGTCTCCTCATACCTTTTGACCAGATCAAAATCTGATGGGATAAAGGTAAACTGTCCAAGAAGTTCTCCTCGCTGATTTACGATGTCAAAAGTCTCGCTACCATCATCAATTCTAATTACGTTTCCCATTCGATCCTCCTACAGTGTTGCTACTTTCTCGTCACTCCATGTTACTTCTCCGTCTGCGATGGTGACAGATCCCTCTTTTCGGTTTCCATCAAAGTGCACAGAAAATGGCAGTGTAAATCCGGCAGTACCACCGCCGTACTCCTCAACCTTAACAATAACGTCCTCTTTCCATGCTCTGTGTTTGGCTGCTTCGGTATCTTCGATGATTACCTCCAAGATAGAAGTCTTGCAGTCATCGCCTTTCTTACGATTCATGGCAATATCACGGATCTTTGGATAAATAGCATCGGTTGGGTCTGCGTAGTAGGTCTGGCTGTCCATAGATGGCTCATAGCCATTGTCCTCTGTATACGTCTCGTCCCACACATTTTTGTTTACGGAGATATCTGGGTTAAGAGATACGCTCATCTCATCGGTATACTTGCCCATTCGCCACCATTTAGTTGTTCCACTGCCAAAGCTTGAGTCTAAAAATGTCCTTGATGCTCCTCGTGTCAATCTGCTCATTGGATATATCCTTTCTACCCATAAGGGATTTATAATTCAAATTCGTTGGTATATTGTACGGTTACTGGTAAAACCCAGTCCTGCACACCGTCAGCGTTTGGCTCCAACCCATAAGAGTTATCACGGGTGATCCTCTTGATTATCCGGCCTTGTGACAGTGTAGGGAATGCCGAAAGTCGTGTTTCCTTGCCGTCAACCACCACTGGTTCTTTGCAAATCCATTTTCCAAGATTGTCCAGAAATGTTTGTACTGAGATCTTTTGACGCTCCCGCTCTGATGCAGTCCGGTAGATCACGAAAAACGGAAACTGACATTTCTGGAATACGTTGCCGCACACATCTTCTGTCTCTGCGTACACCAGAGCGCCGTTATTGGCAGAAAATGCAATGCCACTATCTTTCTCCATCTCTTCGAATTTAACGATTTCACCATCGTATAAACCTGGATATTGATTAAGTAGTGACTTGACAGCCACGGTCAAAACCTCATAACCGGTTGCATCTAAACCAATCGGTTTTACATCAGCCACGTTTTCCACCTCCCGCCGTTGCCTTTACTCTTCGCACCCACTTCTTACCATCCACCGCTTTGGCAGCATCAAACCAGTGATCCTGTGCTTTCGGGTGTGCCTGGTGGGTGTACTCAATATTCTCTTTTGCAGCCGTCTTACCTGCGTACTGGCTTACCAATACTTTTTTCGCTCCTTCTTTCGCCCAGGGAGATCCGGTATTTTCATCCACCATCACTGTTCCCTCATAGAGATAGCGACCTTGCGGAGCATGTGCTGCATAGACCTGGCCAGAGCCTTGCACCGCTGCACTTGCCGCACGTGTAGATCCTATAAATGATCCAGAGCCAACAATCATCGGCATAAACGGAACCATGCTATTCATTACATCGCCGTCGAGCTGATACTGCGCTTTCTTGTATTGCTCATCAAAACGGGAAAGGCTCAGTTTTACTTTTAGGTCTCCGGCGATGATGGAAAAACCTTTAAAGTGAGTTGTTTTTGACATATGTACACATCTACTTTCCAAGAATCTCAAAATGTGGAATCACTGTATAAGGTCCGCCAACGCTGGTGATCTTGAATACGTGATCCTTGCTTTTGTTCATGTACTGGTAAAACCCACCACGGTAATCATCGTCATTCACCTCTCCACCAGCCCACTCGCCCTCCCAGAAAAAGTCTGTATCTGGTGAAAACGTGATAGTCTGGTCTAAAAGATCATTGGTCTGCTGCTTCCACTCTTTTGGTGGCATCCAGGGAAGTTTTACACCGTTTTTATCGGTGATTACTTTCTGACCGTTGGAGTCAAAAAAGCGGATATGAAGCTGGGAGTTGTCGGAAGAATCAGCACCATATTTTTTGATGATTGCTCCTCTGTCGGTGTTGAGATCAACGTTCGTCAAAGTATGCGGATACCAGGTTGCTGCTCCTGTGGTATCAGATTGATAAAAGTTGAAAATTGTCACTGTCTTGTCATACATCAGCTTCCACCTCTAAAGCGATTTCCTTTTCTGTCTAGCCTGGTTTCTTTATTTGTAATATCATTTCTTGAGCTGATCCGTTTTACTCATTCTTTTCCACAATTCCGTCAGCTTCTCCCAGCCATACATAGCCACAAACGCTACGATAAAACCTGCCATGATCGCCGCCAAAATCATGTACCACAGGATTTCCATGTGGATATACTGCATGTATGCCACAAAAGCAGCCACGGTGATTCCGATGGAAAGGACGAATACAAGGGCATCTGTGGGGATCGTGGAGAGAACTCCTACGCCTTTAAATACCTGGGTAATCACTGACACACAGAACGCCAGAATCCCGATCACTGCCAGAATCAAAGTCATATTTGCGAATAATGCTTCCATTACTCTTTCACCTTCTCATAAGTTTTTTCAAAAATATTTGGCTTGCACGGATAAAGCTCTCCGTTTACACCCTGGATAACATAGTCTCCAACAGAAACATGATGTGTTCCCTCTAATGTTTCGATATACAGCTCACACGGAGGTAAATCACAAGCTTCTGCGCCGTAATACATAATGCCTTTCTTATAAGCTTCTTGCGCCCAAAATGGAACGTAAAACAAGCCGTTCCGGTCTTTCAGATCACCATCATACCTAAATGCTTCAATGATAACAGGCTTTTTTCTAAACTTCATATTCACACTCCTGCATACAATACTGCCTTATTTGTCACCTCGTAAATCAATTTTTCCAGACATTAAATCTGGTAAAAGCGCGTCTCTCAATTCTATCAAATATCTGTTTTCTTCATTGTTCAGATACATTATGTGTTGTTTCCACATCTGTAAAATTGAAAGCAATATAGTTGATATGTTGTTCTTGCTTCCATTTTCAAATTTCAGTTCTCCTGCTTTCTTCGTCATGGAAATAAAGTTTTCTTTTTCGATTTTCTTTCCGGTAAAAGCAAGCATTTGATTCATGGAATCCGCTGTTTCTTCCGACTGCTTGAACATCTGGAATATGTCATACAATCCGATTGATTTTGCAAGTGTTTCATTCATTGTCAGTTTGAGACCATTTTTCTCATTGATAACTCTGTTTAAGTCGTCAATGATTTCTCCGTAATCTCTGTGTGTAAAATCCTCTTCTTTAAATTCAAGGTATCGTGTTGGGAGAAGAGTATATTTGTTTTCTGCTACAGTTTGAAAAGGCACGCTTTTTGAAAATTCGGCGACATTTTTCTGATTAACGATAGCATCAATGGCGTTTTCCATCTGTTCGTTAGTAAAAACATTAACTGTTTTTTTGTATGTTCTGTTTTCGTGGCTTGCCCCGCCAAACTGTCCATTCTGTTCTCTTTGCTCTACATCGCAAGTTTTACGCATATCTAAAAATGCAATATGTGTTGTCTCTTTTTTCTTGTTCAGTGTCAAAAGACAAGTTGCAATCGAAGTAGCTTCAAACATTTTATCTGGACACAAAATAACTGATTCTATCAGATTCTTCTCAATAAGATACTTTCTTATTTCTATTTCATTTTTTAGATTCGAAGTTAATATCCCACACGGAAGAATCATTGAAACTTTTTCCTTGCAATTATCTAATGCGGTCAAAATAAAAGCATAATTTGCATTGCTTTCTGGCGGCAACTCACAGTCGTTAAAGCGAGGTTGCAGCTGTGCAAACGGCGGTATCTTCCACTTCATATTGTATGGTGGATTTGAAATACAACTATCTGTCTTTTCCAGTTTAAAATTTTCTGTCTTTTTTACAGAAGAATATTTTTCACCTTTCTTTACAAGATAAGTTGTGAAAACTTCATCCTGCAATGCATCGCCATTTACAACAACTGCATCAATATTTCTTACTGCCAGATTGAAAAGCAAAATAGGAATAACCGTTTTATCGTACTCATAACATACGAATTTCAATTCATTATTCAGATTCCATTTTTGAATAGTCAATGCACCACTTCCGGCGCATAAATCATATACAGTGCGTTCGTTTTCTGTTTGCACCAGTTTTCCGGCAAATCTTGCTAATGAAACAGGCGTGTAATCCTGCATCTTTACTTTTCTATCAGCAAGATAATATTGGAAAATCTTTTGCAACCAGTCAATGGATAAGTCCTCAACCAGATTGCAAAATCTGTCAAAAAATTCTGTTTTTCCATTCAGCACAATTTCCATCAAAGAGTCTGGAATCTGTTCTGGATTTTCAATGTTCAACAGTTCTATTGTTTTACTAGTGAGTTCTTTTAATTCCATTTTTACACTCCTGCATACAATACTGGTATTCACATCAATTTAAGTTCGTTGAATACTTTGAAAATTTTTGGAGACTGGATAGCGAACCAATCAACCATTTCTTCGTTAAGCGCCCAGTTATCAGAAGTGGTTGAACACGCTTCCAGGCCAGACTCATATAAGAAAGCGTGGATGATCTCGTGACGGATCACCTGCTTTTTATACTCGGCCATATCTCCCTTAAATCCAATCTGACCGTCAGCTTTTTCCATAGTGTCAATCACGATCTGATGGGTTGAGAAATCGGCGTATCCGTCCATCTCTGATAAGTTTTGATATTCTTTCTCAGTTCCGAACACCACACTCCATTCAGAGCCTAAAACATTCACTTTAAAGTCCTGCATATAAAATTGGTATCCCTTCATCCGTCCTTACTCCCATCAGAAGCGGCAAAGCTGTCTTAAGAAGTAAGTCATTCGTTTTCTGTACATCCCCGGCGGCGGCATACACCGCACTCCACTCCTTTGCACTCGCTCCGATCTGCTGAGGCGTGGCGTAGGAAATGGATTCACTGCCAGAGGATTTTGATGTAATCACTCCCGTTGACGTTCCATCACTCGTGCCAGCAGAGGTTAACGTTCCGCCGGCTGCCGCAATGGCATTCTTTTGGGCAAGGTCAATTTGATACATCAGATCAGCCAGCGTACACACTGCCTTCTTGATTCGCTTCTGCTGCCGCTCATCAGACGGTAAGCCGTCCGCAAGTCGGTCAAACGTCATCATGTCAATAAAGTCGCTGGCTCTTTCTGAAAACCGCATAAAATCAGATTCCGGCACGGTTGCGCCGAAAAATGATGTTTTGTAAAACTCATAGTCTGCGTATGCCATGACGGAATCCTCCTTAGCGTGTCTTGATCTGTGCGATTGCGATTGCTTTGATCGGGAAATACTTTGCAGTACCAGAAGCGTTATTGTTTGCGATCTCCCAGTTGGAGCCAGTCTCTAACTGGGCATTAGTCGGAGATACAAAGGATGGCCGCTTAAAGCTGATTCCATACGGGGAGAAGATCTTTCTCTGTCTGGAAATTAAAGAATCTTCACCGCCGTGTTTCTTGGCTTCTCTGTCTAACTCATATGGAGTTTTAACGCCACAGTTGGTGTATTCGATAGCACCAGCACCCAGAACATAGGTTGTATACACAGTACCAGCCGGGAGCAGTTTAACGTAGTCTCCATCCGCTGCATCTGGAATATCAGTGCTTACGGTTGCTTTTGCAATTTCTCCAGCACCAGTTCCTGCGGTTGTAACTTTCAATGCTCCAGGATCTGTCTGGGAAGCCTTTACATACTTTGCGTCTACCGTACTGGTTGGCATATTGTCATCAACAAGTACGGTTCTACCATTCAGAGTTGCCAGGGTAAGATCTCTCTCAATGCCATCTGCATCGGTGTACTTCATGTATGACAGCAGCTTGAGGTTCTCCAGGTCTGTCGCAACCTTAGAATGCATGATTGCAAGGCTAAACTTCGCCTTATTGTCTCCCAGTGCCTTCTGGATTGCATTGTTCAGTGTAGTCTCTTTAAAACCGCTTTCAGTTGGATCATAAGACACATCGTAGGTATGACCATTTACAAACTTTAAGTTCTCAGTTCCGGTCATACTAAAAACGCCTTTCAGCGTTGCCAATAAGGTAGCCTGGTCTACATCATCCCAGTAGTCAGCCACTTCCCATGCTGCTGGTTTAAAGTCCTCTCCAGTGATGTCAGAAGAGAAATCTTTTTCAGTCCAGCCATGCGCCCGACCTACTACAATTCTGCCGTGCGTGTAAGTATCTCTGGAATCCGTGGTGATGTCTGTGGTACCATCGTAGTTATCTGGATTACCACCAATTCTGGCCTTGATCGGAATGGTGATGTAGTTGCCACCTGTCTGATCTGGTAACATAGTGGCATACTCAGATTTCTCAACGATTGCTCCAGATTTCAGCAATTCATTTCTGTTAAGGTTAGGGGCAGTATCAACATAAGCGCCAAATACTTCGCCATTAAAATTTTTCTGGTCAAATAACGCCATAAAATTTCCTTTCTACCCATCTAGGGATTTACATATACTGTGAAATGTCTAAACTAGGATCTTCGTTTTTCATCCGCATCAGTTCAGTCATGGTCGGTTTCTTTCCTCCAGCTCCGTTGTTTTTCCCAGCGTGTGTTGTAAAACGTGCCGAGTTCTGTCTAGCCTGCTGCTGCTCTCGATCAACAAAGATTCCTTCTTTCTGATTCCCGTCTTTGTCGGTAATCATAGTGTTAAAAATGTCTTTGATAGACTTTCCTTTTGCAGAATCAGAATCAAGTGCTTTTGTCAGTTCTCCTCGGTAGTAATCGGCTGTGATATCGTTGAGAAAATTATATGCCTTTTCTCCCTTATCATCAGTGGAAGAAAGGAAGTCATTTACCATCTTTTCAACTTCTGTCTTTCTGGCATCAGCCGCACGAGCTTTCTTTTCATCGTTAAGCTGAGTTGTCAGTGTCTGGATCTGGTTTTTCAGATCATTGACATCCACACCTTCAAAACCATCAAGCTTCGTCTGCACATTATCCAGGGACTGCTTGTACTCCTCTGTTTTCGTTACCTGCTTGTTGTAATCGGCAACAGTGCGGTAATTCTCTAGCATTTTTTTCTTCAAAGCGTCTTTTTTGTCCTCTGGAATTTCAATTTCCAGTTCCTGCATAATTTGTTCGTAATTCTGCATAACATCCTCCTATACGTGATTATTAAAACCGCCCGTCAGCGGTAATGGATTAAGCCGGGTAAACCTCCGGCGGGGTAGTTGGAACAGACGGATTCGAACCGCCGACACTCTGGTTATGAGCCAGATGCTCTAGCCGCTGAACTATGTTCCAAAAAAATCCACCCAAGCCATAGACCATCTGTAAACAGATAGCTTAACTTTAAGCGGATAGAAGTGGAGCACCAGGAATCGAACCTGGAATCCAGGGTGATACCCTGTCGGTTTGCCATTAACCGTATGTTCCACTGGGGGACTGCCGCGCTTAGATTGTCACACCATAAAGGCAGTTTTCAGCGCACTTAGCAGGTATGATTTCTACTTGTAGGAGAAAAGCAAGTAGCTTGCACACGCCGGAAATTGCATCCGCTTTTCAACCTCTCAGCATTGCTGCTGATTTCTCTTAAGGACGTGTGCTAGAAAGGAGGTAAGAAAATATACAACAGATATATCGTTTCCGCAATTTTAGTTTACCAAAAACGCTACTATATTTTGTCCCCACCTCAACGCTATGTTTCTGCCAGTTTCTGGATCTGTCTCTGGATTTCCCGGCGTTCCTCCTGGAAATCGCTGTCAACAACCATAGATGAAAGCATATCGTAAACCTCTACCATCAAACGCCCTACAGTTTCCATCAGTTTGTCCCTGTGAGCCTGGTCACCATTGGTGCGATACGCTTCTTTGGCTGCAAGGTAAGCGTCATACAGTGAATCAATATTGTGATCATACCGTCCATTACTGTATTTTTTTACCAGATCTTCCGCCGCCTCTGCCACTGTGTCACTTTCCCACTCTCCACACATCTTTTTCATGTTGCAGATCGTGGTGGTCAGTTTAAACATAGTATCCAAGTTGGCACCTGTCAGTTTTTCTTTGGCGCTTCTTTCTTCTACCTCTAACTGCTTTTCCAAAATCTTAATCATGTCTCTCATTGTCTCACCACCTATTTAAAAATCTCAGATAGCTTTGCCTTATACTTATCGTGGATCTCTGGCTGTTTCTCTGTGATGTAAACCATGTCATAGCCGGAAGAGATCAGATCAATCATGATGCGATCCAGCTTCTTTAACTCTCCATCCACATTTTCCACCAGTTTTTCCACAACCAATGCATCAGATACGGCTCCCAGTTCTCGCAGTTTCAAAACATAATGTTCGTATAGAGACTTGGTCTCTGCTTCCCATGCTCTGTACTGATTAAATCCATCTTCAATTCCTTTTTGCTTCGTGGACTTTCCTACACTGATTCTGTTTGCGGAAAGCCAGGTTTCCGGGATTATTTTCACCTGTCCGGTATATGTGTCCTCAATCAACCGATTATGGTGATTAATGTAATACTGGTTTAGCTTCTTTCGCTCTAAGGACTCGTCAAAATACTGGTATTCGTGGAGCCTCTTATACCCTTTCATTCCAAGAAAATCAAAATAGTCGGTCATCTGGTCATGAAGCATCAGAGCGGCAATCATACGGGCGTTGATCTCGGAAAAGATTGCTTCCACACTGGCAACGTCCTTTTTGCTCTTAAAGGTAATCATACCGATCACCTCCTACGAAAGCTTTTTAATGATGAGGTTTGCGTCCTTGACAAGGACTGCTCCGGCGGAAATATTACCCACAGATACGGTAAGAGATGTTCCGGCCGGTACCGGGATCAACGTGTCTGCACTTACATTCTGATATACATCTGCTGTAACAACCGTATAATCCATCTCTGTTCCACCGATGTTTTCGCCGTTCAGCTTAAGCACCAGTGCTGTTGCACCAGCCGCAGAAGCCGTCACATTTGCGTTAAACTGGAGTTCTACCGCCATCGGCTGATTGCTCCTGTTTGTGATTGTAAACAGCCCACTTCCCTCGATGTGATTGAGCCATCCACTCTGACATCCGCATCTGCGAGACTTTACGCGAGTGCTACCAAAAGTAACATTCTGATTGGCTGCCACCGTCTGAGCAGCTACATTAACAACATTAAGCATAATACTTCTCCTTTCACGAAAATAGGGGCAAGCTCCACACCTACCCCTATGATTTGCAAGACTACTTCGTAGCTATGGATTCTTCCAACATGCTGATTATTCTGTTTTGATTCTCAATGATCTTATCCAGGTACTTTCTGTCCTGCTCCTGGAGATGCTTCGCTATGTCTGCGTTACTCGCCTGTGACAAATCATTTTCGTAATTCATCACCTGCAAGAATACGCCGAACAGGTTTAGCATATCCAGGTAGGACAGTTCCCGGCTGATCAAAGTACGTTTCCACCGTTACCGCAGCAACCGCCGAACCCGGTCATGTTGTAAGCAAAGTAAGGGGAACAGGTGAGATAAGCCGGTGTAGGTGTCGGTCTTAACGCATTAACGATGTTTTTGGTCTGGTCGACCTGGGAGATCTGCCAATACGCTGTCTGGAGGTCTCTGTCACGGTCCGCAATCTTGTCGCGAAGTCCCTGGATGGTGTTCTCCTGCATGAGCTGGCGTGTTGCCTGTCCGTCTGCAAGGACAGTTTCCTTGATGTCACAGCAACACTGCGCAAGCTGTGCCTGCATGTTCTGCGCCATTAATGCCGCATCATACCGGTTCTGCAAGATCTCTTTCTGTGTTTCGCAGCAACACTGCTGAGACTGAGCACCTAACTGCTGCATTCCGAGCTGTGTTGTATATCTGCTCTCAAGTACATCTCTCTGGGTCTGACATGCTGTGTTGGATACGTTCTGATTTGTGTTGAAGATGTCGCGCTTCACAAACTCATCCGAAATGAAATTGTCCTGCACGCCGTTTTCAAAACCGCCGCGGTTCCATCCGCCCATCATCGGGAAGAGGAACGCAATCAGAATGATCCAAATCCACCAGCCGCCACCGCCCCACATATCGTTGCATGTGTCGTTTCTGGTTACTGCTGCTACATCAGCAGCCGTAAGTCCTAATCCATCTGTCATGTTGATTTTCTCCTTATCATATATTTATCAAGCCGTGTGCACTCCGGCAATGATAGCGAATTATTGATTTCGCTGAAGTCAACAAAATCATCATTTCATCATCCCAGCGAATTGTCCGAGATCCATGCCGTTTTGCTTGCACATCTGGTTAAAGACCTGCTCTGGGTTCTTCCCCTGGCACATATCCATTGCATTTTTGATGTTCGGATTCTGTTTAGCCATAGCGTTTAGCGCCGCCTGTGGGTTACCAGATTGCCTAATTTGATTTACTACCTGCATAGCCTGCATCATAGCCGCCATAGGGTTGTTTCCACCGCCCATGCCGCCGATCATACTCATTAATGGATTACTCATGGCTCTCCTCCTTTTCGCTTGGTTTCTCGCCAAGTCTTGCAAGCAGATTGTTGAATTCTTCTCTTGTCACATAATCACCTGCTGGTGCCTGCTGCACCTGTGGAGCCGTCAAAGCATTTACCGGGATCTCCTGGAACTGGAACGCCTTGAGTGTTGCGCTTCCCATTCCGTCCACAGATTTGACATAAAACATGGGGCTATTATTATCCATCATCCATGTGGTCTGTCCAGGCTGGACGATCTGGTTTTTTGCCCCTTCAACTCCTGCTACTTGAATCCAATTCACGTTTTGCACTGGCCCCTGTGGTTGCCGCATCTGATTAGAGTACATTCCCATTTGCTGACTTCTCTGTTGTTCAAACTGATTTATACGGTTCTGCAACATCGCCTGTTCATTGGCGTAATTTTGCGGATCTGGCATTCCATACGGATACATACACACCCCTCCAATGACTAATTCAATAACTTCTATGTCTATATTTTTGCATAAAAAAAGAGCCGGAAACAGTTCATAAAAGTATCAAAAAAGTTTTCATTTTCCTCTTGACATACTGGTGTCAGTATGCTATACTTAAGACAGTTAAGAAATATAACAATTAAAGAAAGTTAACGGAGGTAAATAAAATGACAAGAGAGCAGGAATTGGCAGAAGAAATCAGAAGTAGTCAGGAATGGGATCTTGACCAGCTCAGAGAACTTTGCGAGTTGGCAGACATGGAAGCTGAGTGGGAGGCCGCTGACGGAGAAACTTTCGAACAGGTTGCATTCCAGGCAGCTGAAAAATTAGGCGTGGAGATCATGTGATGAACAAATACGAAGTGGGAGGGATCTACGGATCTCTCCAGATTGACGAAGAACACGCCGCCGGAGATGGGCGGTCGTATAAAAATTATGTGTACCACTGCGTTAAATGTGGGCACGCATTTAGAGGAGCCGGTGGAACCATAACCGGAATGGTAAAAAATGGGTGCACGTCTTGTAAAAAGATTGCACGTGCCAAGATTAAATGCCAGGAATATGGAAAGTATCTTGGTCAACATTTCGGGGCACTGGAAGTTGTTAGCTTGTGTGGAACGGAAAAATATGGTAAGCACAAAATGTTTTTTGTAGAGTGCAAATGTGAAAAATGCGGATCTATAAAAAAATACCCGTTGCATCGGCTCATATCGAATTCTTCCCCGGTGCAATGTATAGATTGTTCTCGTTCCATTGCAGCTAAAAACGTTAAATTTTATAGGGAAGAAATATTCCTAAACGGGACAAAAGCGTCTTCACTCGCCAAGCGGAAAAATGGCTTGACAAACAAAAATAACTCTTCTGGATGCAATGGAGTGTCCAGAAGTGGAGAAAAGTGGAGGGCATACATAACTTTAAAAAGAAACCAGATTCATCTTGGCACTTTTGACAGTTTTGAAGATGCTGCGGCAGCAAGAAAAGAAGCAGAAAAACGGCTATATGATCCAGAAATCCAGGCTTTTGTAGATGCGAAGCCAGAATGGAAAAAACTTATTGATAAAAATACAGAATTATAAAAATGTCAAATGTATGGAGGAACTATGTCAAAAACATCTAGTGCGGTCAAAGACCGCTACAATGCAAAAGTGTATGATAGGATTACGCTCCGAACACCAAAAGGGGAGAAAGAGCAAATAGAGGAAAAGGCCAGAAGAATGGGTTACCCTTCTGTAAATTCTTTCATTCTGGCAGCTGTGGAAAAATTCATTGAATAGAAAAAAGAGTCTCCATTTCGAGACTCTTTTTAACATACCTTGATTATTTTTCTATTTACTCTAATGCTAATCCGCTTTACTGTTGACACGCTGACATTCATTCTTTCGGCGCACTCCTCCAACGGTACTCCCTGGCTCCGATACTCAAAAAGTACCCTCTCATCTGGTGTAAAGTTGGCAAGCTGCCGAAAACGGTTCAGTTCCGGCACAGTGAATTCATAGACTTTCAAGAAAATTCTCCTTATTTTTCCGTCAATGCTTGAATTAGTTCGTCCCGTGTTTTTTTTAAACCCTCAACGTTATTTCCAGTGATTTTATTTTCGATAAGGTTAAACATACTCCTCATTAAAAGCTGGGTATCATCCCGATTCTGGTTAATCTTGGAATAATCGTTATCTAACTTTGTTTTGATGTCTTTGATGTCAGTTTCTATGGCTTCGATTCGCTTTTCCATATCCTCTTGCGGTTTCTTTGCTCTGGCATAAAGTGAGTAGAGGACACCAGCAGCAGCGCCGATCACAGACACATTTTTGCAAATCACAATACACTCATTTAAAAATTCTATTCCTGTCATGCCATGTCCTCCGGCTCAAATAATTTACTCATAGCTTGCCTTTCTCGTATCGCCTCGCTGCTCCTCTGGCCTTTGCCGCCTGCTCACTGTTCCAGTGTGCTATTTTTAGCCTGTCGCTTAACGGACGGAGGTTATTTTCTTTGCAAAAGTCGTTGTATGCTTTATTCTGGCATTGTAACGTGTATGACTTACGGTCAAGAATCTGCTGCAATTCAAACTTTGCTTCGTTATCCGTACACTGGTCAACCGCTTCCTGCATCGCCATAACTTCCCTCTTGGTCTTGCGGATTCTACGCTCCAATGCCCTTTGGCGTTGCTCCAACTTCTCCATTTTGACATTATCGGCGGTCTGTATGTCCTTGTATGGATTGTTCACTCCATCACCGGAACCAATGCTATGGCGGCAGTTCCACCCGCTAAGTCCCTCACCTGTGCCATAGCCAGTCACAGAAAGTGGGGGAAAACGTTTATCTTTCCCAGTACGGCTATAAAACTGCCCCTGCCACCACAGATGGTTCCCAGGATTTTCGCCGCCGTCTCCCGTTCTGGCTCCAATATGAGCAGATACAAGGATTGTATCCCAGTCCATCTCTTCCATACGTTTCAAGGCAATCGCACACGCCGCCTGTGATACTCCTGTCCTTACGGCTCTTGCTGTTGCCGTCTCAATAGTGTCTTTATGACCAGACGGATACTGTACAATCACGCCATTCTTCGCCACATCTTCCACAGCTTCTCTGACGGCCTGTGTGTACGTTGTAGTCCCTGTGATGACCTTTCTATATGCCATGTCGCACTCATTGATAAAAACAGCCTGTGCGGCTTCTGCGGTGGTTCTTGTGTAATTGTTCCACTCACTCATTGTGGCGATCATATCACGCTCCAAAATGCGGATCAGTAGCGGAGACTGTTCCAGTGGCTTCGGTGATAGTCCGGCGGCGGTATATATCTCATCGTCTTTTTCTATGGCTTTTATCCCGGCTTCTTCCATCGCCGCCTTTATCTCTTTTTCCTGCATCTTTGTATATTTCGCCAATTCTGCGGTGATCTCTTCCAGCAACGCCCCAGAATCCTTCAAGATCTGTATTTGCCATTTATCCGATGAGGTAAAAAGATATTCGTCACCACGTCCTAATCTTGCCATCATACGGCCTATGATCTTTTTTATGATGTAATTGTGCAAGAGGGAAGCGATCTCTTCACTCCCCTCCGATACTCTTTTAAGATAATCCGGCGATAGCATAAGCACCTACTTTACATACCAAATTTCCTGTGATCCATTATCACGGCTGTGCCAGCAGGCGCCCTCTAACGGTCCTTCTTTGGTGTTATCCAGAAAATACCAGTCTCCCGTTCCGTCTGCTGGGTCTGTGTTCTTGCCGTCCCATCTGTGCCAGCCCGTCACCATGTATCCGTTTATGTCGAAAAGATACCGATGGTGATTAATCAACGCCCATCGATTCTTTACCATACCTGTGGCAGTGATGTATGTATATCCATTTTCTGTCTTACTCCAGTGATCTTCAAGCCATATGATATCTTTGCCAGTGTCCAGGTTGATTGCCGTGTGATGGCCCTCATATAGTAAGACATCGCCTGGAAGCAAGTGATTGTCACTAGTGAGATACTTCTGATCGGTTAGCACTTCAAAACCAGCTTTTTTTAGAGCTGCCTTAAGGTTACCAGTATAGCAGTATATACTTACGTTTTTTAAGCTCTCACTGTTTAGCAGATAACCAACTGCCTTAACGATAGCCGCTACACCTGAGCTGCAATCTGCCTCGCAGTTTTTAGTGATCTTAGCCGGGTCATAATTGACTTTTTTCAGATTCTCCCAGAAAGTATACCGATCTCCCTGGTCATAGCCTATATAATTATTTTCTGCCGCTTTTTTCGCAAGCTCAGCAATCTTTTCACTGATCTTCCGGTCACGATGTCTCAATACCACATTCCAGGGGCGATTGTACCACGGAATCACAGACCACTCCTGGCCCGTCTGGTCTCCTGCCTGTCCGCCTGTGTATTTTCCTCTTTCATCATGTCCACAATTACTAATCATGTTATTCCTCCTCGAATAGTCCTGTCTTTTCGTCCGGCTCCGCTTCTTTCACCATTGCTTTTGCTTCGGACTCCGTCATTCCCTCAAACTTCACAAAGTACTTCCAAGCCGGAACTTTTCTCTGCACCACATAATTCCACCACGTAGCCTTGTCCTCCTGGTAGTTGTACGTGATATCTCCAAAGTCATAGGTTACTTTGTAAGTGCCAACCGGAGCCAGCCCATACAAATCAGCATATACACTAAGGGCATAGATAGCTCCGTCCATACAAGTTTGCAGCTTGTCACGGACATCCTTAATCAACTGGATTGTTCTTCGGTCATCAGCTTCCACCTGTGTAGCCGTCACCATTCCGGTTTTCTCGTTAAACACAAAATAACCATTACTAAATCCACATTTATAGCCAAGCTGTGACAGTAATGCATTGATTCCTGTTAACCGTGCATCTGTGTTCAGCTGTGGGTTGATTTCATGATAAAACTCTTCCTGGTCATTGCCATAGACGTTTTTTACGTAATGCGGTAAATGCATATCATCACGCCGTCTAGCAAATCCCTCTGGTGTCTGTGCGTGGATAGGAGTACCGTCCGGCATCAGCAACCGATCATCTGCTAATATAATCTTCTGCGAATCTTTGATTTCCCCGGCGTTCCGACTATACGCAATGTCAAGGTCTTTCAGCTCCTCAACCGCTTCTGCGTAGATAGGTAACCCAAGAATCGTATTTTGGTCTATATTGTTTGCCTGTGGTGTCCGAAATACGCCAAACATCGGACCGTCCAGGCTTTCACCATTAGCTTTCATGATTGGAGGTGTTTCTTCCATCAGATCGGCCCACTTTGTTTTACTCATAGGAATAGGTTTGCCAATACTATCCGCTGAGTCGGATACATACGCCCGGTTGCTGATGTAGTACGGGGAGACCTCCACGCCATTCACAACGCTATCAACAAACCTGTGATATTCAAGTCTGGTGTATATTTTATCCCCCTGTGTATACTGGTCTTTAAAAATAATTCCCCGGATCTCCTGGTTATCGCAATCCACCAGCAGCACATCCAGCGGAGTGAAGTGATCAAAGCCTGCCCCATTTGGTTTAATAAACACAGTACCGTAGGCGCATCCATACTCTACCCATGTGCGAATCTGAGAGTACATGGTATCAATCTTTTTCTGGAGCCATTCCGCTCTTGCTGATCCATCCACCCGGATACCAATAGCCAGCGTTGCCAGCCTGGCAGTCTCCGAGCATACAGACTTAGAAAAATTGATGGTCTTAATGCCATCTTTTGCATCTACCCACGGCGGTGTACCTTGGTAGATGTTGGCGCACTTCTGCGTGATTGCTTCCATTACTGGGGATTCGATCACGTCAATTTTAAAATCCTTTTCTGCCTGGCTTTTAAATATCATTTCTATCCACCTTTTAATTGTTGTAATAAGTCCCATTATGCGCTATGACCTCGTCTCATTGCCATCGGGGAGATGCTATAACGTAACGCATCTATCCAGTGATCGTTACCGTCTGGATAATCTGCAATCACATTCCCATTGCTATCCACTTCATGTTCGTACTCAATGATCTCTTTATATGCTCGTGGGGTTCTTGCTGGATCTATAACGATAGTCCGGCATTGCAACCACTCAAACGTATATTTACGGCTTCCAGGTGTTACCAAAGCCCTACGTGCCGGAATTCCAGCATCTCGGAAGTCAATTATGCTTTCTTCTTCATCAACTCCACAATAGATGGTGTAATCATCATACTGTTTTTCTTTGATCTGGTTAGCCATAACCGTGTTACGGATCTTGCACCCACCCATTTCATCTAAAAGAACAACCTTTTCTTGATTAGCCACGTAAGCAGCACGTATAAACGCCTTTGGATCTGGATACCATCCCCAGTCCTGTCCTTGGTATATACTTTGATACTTCTGGATTTCTTCGTCTGTAATCGTCCGGATCTCCAACAGGTCAAAGATATTCGTTCCAAGTCCAACAGGCAAGCCAAGATATTCATGATCGTAGGCTCTGGGACTTGTCTTTTTTAGATGCTCCGCATCATCAAAAAACTGTTGTCCCAGCCATTCAGCAGGAACGGTTCTATAATCACTCTTATGTCTATAACTGTCCGCTCGTGGCTCGGACACGTATACGTTTGCCCAGTTGCTCCGGCTGATCGGCGGGTTGAAGGTCTTATATACTACAAACTTGCTACCACCTCGAAGAACCGATTGCTGCACTGTACGAATTTCCTCAATGCCAGAGAATTCGTCGAGTTCCTCAAACCAAAGATATTTAAAATATCCTTTACTAGATTTGATAGATTTTGTTTTCTTTGCTTTATCAAGACCTCTAAATATGACTTTCTGTCCAGTAGGTTTATATGTATACTGCATAGGGCTGATGCTGGCATCCCATAAATCATTGGCTCCTAGTGCATCTATTCCCCATGCTATCTGTTCGTATACAGATTCCCGGAGCGTGTTTCCAACCTTGCGAAATACTACTGCATTCGTAATGATACCATTTTCTGCATCCTGCATCATCTGGAATGGAATCATGGTTCCAACAAAAGAAGATTTCGTAGAACCTCGCCCGCCGTATAAATCATAATAGGTATGCTTTCCGTCTAACACATCCCAGAACACATCATAAAAAGCCGGGGCTATTATTTCGTTTAGCTTGACAGCATTACTTTCCATCCTGTTTCTCCGGTCTCGGAATATTGTTTACAATCGTAATCTTTCCTTCTCCAGAATCATCATTTTTCTTATCAACGTCCCAGCCTTTAAAGTTATTTCTCAAGCTAAATTGTGCGCCATTGGAACCATCACGATCAAACAGTCTTTCTTCTGCATACTGCTCTACTCTGGCTTTCGCGCGCGTAATCGTGTCAACGAACTGTGGTTTTGCTTGATAATTTAGAAGTGCTTGTCTACTGGTGAATCCTAGTGCTAATGCTAGCCCCGTTACCGTTGGCGGGTGAACGTCCACAAAAATAGGCTGGCCGAATTTGTTATAGACTTGTTTCCCTTCGTCATCGGTCAATGGATAACCCTTGCACTTTTCAAAATACTGTGCTATTTTATCCTCTACTTCTTTGACACTTGTGTACTTTGGTGCCTTTCCCACGTACTCACCTCCAACTAAAAATGCCCCATATGGTCATGGATTCTCTATTTCCATGTTACCATACAGAGCATTTCTTGTTGTCCCCACCTCAACGTTACATTATTTCCCCATTTCCTCCAGTTTCTTTTCTATCGGATTAACAATCTCGTCTAATACCTGATGTTCGTAATTTTCTTTCCAAAACTTCTCTCTTCTCCAGAAAGGGATTTTTCTAACCTGTTGTATTAAATCAATGCACGCCATAGCTGTTAGCATTCCCCAGCATCCATCACATGCTCTTTCATTGCACCAATTCACAAACTCTTTAAATTTCATTTTCCCATCTTCTCCAATGCCTTTTCTGCTTCCTCACGGGTGAGAAATATAGTTTTTCCAAGAGAATTCAACATGGTTAAGCAAAACTGAGATTTTTTCACAAAATATTCTTTCTTTTCGTATTCGCATGGAATATTGTCTTCACATTTCCACTTTTGGAATACTTTGCAATCATAATTACGAGTACATTCATACCTATAACTTACCGTGTACACAGTATCTCCGACTTTGCACGGAAGTCTCACAAGCAAGCCCTGTTCTTCTAAATCTTTATATTCTTGCCATTTATTCGCTTCTTCGTAAGTCAAAATTCTTGCGTTTACGGGATGTTTCTTATCCGGTTCAGAAAGCTTCATTTCCAGAGCATCAATTACATCAGCAAGAGAAAATGTAGATTCTTCTCCAAATATTTTATGTAGACGTTCTTCTAACTCTTCATAATCAGCAAGCTTTTCAATTGCAGGATATAAATATTCTCCGCTTAATACTTTAACAAGAGGTGTTTTATTCTCAGATTCAAATACCTTTATCCCTGCAATCCCTTTCTTTTCATTATTTGGAACGTATCTTTCTGTTAATCTCTCCATCTACTTCACCACCTCCGGTTTCTCACATCGCTCAAAGCTAATCACCCACACCCACGGATTAGCCTGCCAGCCGTAGCGGTCAAGTTCAGATTTCTTGATGGTGCTGTTCCAAATTTTTTTGAAATGCTCCAAATTCGGCCACTTATCCACATCGTAATCAAATGGATAATCTGGCTGTGCTCCTTCTCGCTCGGCGCCTTTATCCGTAATCTCATTCAATCGCTCAACTCTTACATCCGTAACCTTAAGCCATATCCTAGCGGCTTCTTTCGGCATATGAATTGATGGGCGCCAGTTACCACGCCAACCTTCAGGTCGCAGATCTCCATCTGCCTTGTAATAATAGATGGAATGACCACGCATATGACCGGCTTTATTGACTGGAAGATCACACCATGTTTCCCGGACATACAGGATATCTCCCGACTTGTACGGTGGAATCAACTGATTTTCGAACATTCTCTCATCTTCGTCATATTCATATATTCCGGTAAATGAGCCGTCCGGTCTTTTCGTAACGTAGAACCCACAAGCGTCTTTTCGTCTGGTTTTTACCACTCGCCGTGTGCAAGTCTTTCTTCCATCCAGAATTGCTCTCACCATTTCGGTGTTGAATAAAATCGGTTTAATTGCCATCTACTTCCCTTCCTTCCGCAAAATTCTCTTTTATAGCGTGTCCAAGCGCAAATATCAAAACCATTTCTTCCATAGTCAGATTGCGGTTCAGCGATCCGTCATAAACATTGATTGCCCGATAGATTTCAAGCAGTGCATCGCCGTCTTCTTTGCATATGATTCCGTTTTTCATAAATAAAATCCTTTCGTTTGCCATAGGCGGAAACCCACCACCTAAAGGTAATGGGTAGTTGACCTTTCCCTCCATCCAATCTTAACTTCCAGCACTGTTTCATTTTCTGTCGATCTGTAATGGTGTTCTTTTATAAACGGTTCCATATTTTCTGGAATTTTATCTTCCTTTAACTTTTTTCTGATCTGATAAAAGATATTATCGTTTTCAGACTCTCGACATTCTTTTAATTCTTGCAACCACTTTGCTAACTGATCGTGTTCTTCGGCGCATTTTTGACAGTTTTCCAATTCACCTGGCTTCCATAGTTCTTGGGGATAAGTTCTCACATTTTTATAGTTTCTCTCTGCCAATTCTCTCGCATGTTTAATAGCTTCTTCAAGTGTTAATCTCTCCATCTACTTCACCTCTTCCATCCAATCCTGAAATTCTTTCATACAATCGGGGCATAAATCCATAGCGGTATGTGAATAAAATTTTCTTTGATAGTCCAAATTTAATGTCATAATCCCATTAGGATTCTTTCCGTCCTTCTTAAAATTGTACTCTTCGTATAGTTTTCCACATCTGTCACATTTCTTTGCGCATGCCATTAATCCATTCCTCCTGTAATAATTCTGGATTGTCAAAAATGCTTCCAACTACTTCCATTTCGCACCTGTCGATATAATCTTTGGTCAGTGGCATTGACCAGCAGAATGGTTCACATCTGCTGATTGCATCTGTTGGGATAACTTCGTAATACCATCCGATAGCTTTATCTACTATGGATCTGGTTCCAATATTTCTTACGCCAAATTCTCCAAATGCCGTTTTTACAAGGTCTTCTGAATTTCCATGACACATCAAAATATCATTTTCCCAAATCTTCTTCCCGTTCTTGTCTTTCAAGCCTGTACATTGGCAGATGGTGGATGGGTTCACTTCAAATCCTTGCAAAGAACCGTCTCCCATATGTTGATTGAATATAGTAGTTGCGTCAGTATCATGAAATAAAACGGCTCCTTGCACCCATTCACCGTTATCAATCCGCTTTGCCTTGAAAAGAATTTCTCTCATTCAACTCCACCACCTTTCACGATTTTGATTGCAAATTTAAACGCATCAGTTTCACCCTCGAAATACTCTGATATATTTTTCTCCTGTAATGCAGCAGCTCTTGTCTTTCTTGTTTCCAACTGCTCCACAACCTTATCCGCATCAAAAGCTGTCGGCTGCCTGTTAACACAATCAATAAACTCTTTCTGGTCAGAACTAATACTTGTCCCAATCTCCCAAATTTTGATGTATTTGATTAATTCGTCAGCATCAATCAGTCTGCTCATTCAATCACAACCCTCTTTCCTCATAATTTCTTTTATGCATTTCTCACAGTAGCAACCTTCCTGCCCCTCTATCTTGTATAAGAAGCACATCCAGTGCCTGTTCCAGATACCTTTATCGTCACATCTTTTGCAACTACCTTGCCCCTCGCCTTGACATTGTGTTATTTTCACTATGTTTAGTCCTCCTCATCTTCATAGTTCATTACAATTGTAATCACCTGCGCGAGAACCTCCTGAATCTGGTCGTAAATGTGATGATCGTCAGTTCCGAAATGAGAGCACAATACTGCGTTTTGTACACCTTCTTCGTAACAATCAGCCATAAAATCAGCACTGTACACATCGTCTTTATTGTCAAGCTGTCCATATTCTCTCCACTGAGCGGTAATAAAATCTTCTACTTTTTCATCTACTACATCGTAGCTTTTTTTATTTCCGTTAATATGTCTTACGCAACAGTCAATAAACCTTAATCTATCGCAATCTCTATAATCTTTTACTGTCTTCTGCGTATATTCTCCAAATACACGATTGATTTCTTCCTCGAAATTATCTGGTAAATTAAAAATATCTACTTCCAGTCCTCTTGGAAGGTTTATTGTGTAACTTCTCATATTGTGTCCTCCTTATTCAACATCGGAAACAGCCATCCTGTCTTTTCGTTCAATGCAATCCAATCAAAATTTAGCTCTGATAATTGATACTCTTTATTGCATCTTTCACAGGTGAATCCGTTCGCTTTACTGTATTGCCCTATAATTCCACCGCATCCGCATCTACAGTGCTTATAATCAATTTCCATCCTCATTTTCCATAACTTTTCAGAATTTCTGCAACTGCATTAATATGCTCTGACAGTGCATCTAAATCTTCGTCTTTAATTACTCTCAGCCCACGGCTCGACTTAAAATCTTCAATGGCATATACACCATCTTTGATTGCTTTAAACTGCTTCGCCATTTCACTTTCTTTTATGGCATCGGAATCGTATTTATAAAACACTTCATGTTTATCGTGTTCTCCAAACTTGTCGGTTTCAATTTTAGTTCGTTTAGGAGTTATACGAATAATCTTTGTAGGATACACCATGACGTGTCTAAAACTTGCTCCCCATCCGCACCATACTCCCCTTGCGACTCCAACCACATCTCCGACTTTTAAATCATCTTTATTTATCGGGTTTAATTTTACTATTCCCATCCTCTTGCCGTCCTCACTTTCCCCATGTAAGCAGCTGACACGCTATGGTGCAGTCCTCCATGACAGAATCCTCTACTTCTGCTATGATTTCTTGTTTTTCAATATCTGTCATATCTTTCACGCTCCTGTAAATAAAATCGCTGCTGCAATAGCCAATGAATAAACTTTGCAAAACCATAATATAAACAATATCTTTTCATGGGCTGTAAAAACATCATCAATGTATAGACGCAGATACATTATTATCATTCCGGTATACCATATTACAATTGCATCATAATTCATATAATCATTACCTACGCAAACTTAAGCTGTACATCGCTATCATCAATCACAAGGTTCGGAACCCTCTCGCCAATCTTTAGATATGGACAGTTTGCTTTTACGATCTGTTCTGCCATGATCGGAACTACACTGTTTCCCATTCTTCCTCCCACTCTCTGTCTGCATTATTCGGACACGTACTGCAACGGCAGATCAACTCGCCCTCTTCGTCCACTTCGTAATTATCGCCGTATCCTGTACATTCGTAGCAAATATCATCCCAGTCATACATCTGTATCTGTCTTTTCCTCCATGCGTTTTTTAAACCGTAATGCCTTTTCTGCTATCTGGTCACTGTCCGGAATCATCATTCCATTTTCCCTCCATCCTCAGCAAGTTGTAAAATGTGCCCATTGCCTTCCGGCGGTATGCATAAAAATCATCCTTCTTGGCTGGGATATAATCGGTTCTTGAGATGTTATCATAGCTTTTTCCACCCGCCAAACTCTGATACACAAAGAATTCCAATCCTTCCGGTGCCGCATCTATGCAAGCGTGTAAGAGGTTATGACGTTCTTCTCTATCTGCCTTTCTGCACCGGATCAGTAGCTCTTTTTCATCTCCGGGAAAAACGCCGTGGTCTTCATAACTCATGTTTCTGGTTTTCACCCTCGTCACCTCCGCGTGATAATTGCGTGGCATCGCAAGATTAGAAAGGTATTCGGCGGCAGTCATTTCTTTACAAGCCAATCCGCCCATACTGTCTCCTTCTCATTTCCAGTTCTGCCCATGTCATGCTATCAATTAAGCCACTTCTTTCGATTCTGGCCGTTACACCAAACGGATAGCAGCCAGTCACGATTGCTCTTCTTTCTACTTCCTGTTTACATGCTGTTCCAGGATCATCAAAGTTTCCGAGATTGGAACCTTTATAGGTCCGTACCGTAATCCGACTGCCTACACGGATTCTTTTCTGTAACTCCCGGATCACCTCGCCTGTGATCGGTCTATATAATCTTTCATACATCGTCATTTTCGTGTTCCTCTACCAGATAGATCCTTGAAAGATCATATCCGCTTTCTTTCAATTTTTTTGTAACGTGCTTCCATTGCTCAGAAAAATATTCCACATATTCTCCGATCTCACCAACAAGCTCGATTTTGTATCGATCTTTATAAGCCATTTCTCTTGTGGTCAATGAATATACCATTTGTCCGGGACACCCCAGAAAATCACCCATCTGTTTAGCGTTACCCTCACAGACTTTCCCGTTCTTTAAATCCTCGCATCTGTATAGCTTTAATCTAGCCATTGCCCAACCTCTCTCTGATCCGCTGCGTTGCCAAAGCATCGTAGTCGGTGTCTCGCTGTTCGAAATTGTGAAAGCCATTCTTTTTTGCTTCTGGCTTTCCCTGTGATTTTCTCCTTGCATCATTCTGTGCTCTCGCAAACCAGCTATTTATATGTCTGGTAACACCACTTCGTGTCTTCTTGTTCTTCGGATTAGATTTGTTCCACCCGATTATATTTCTTAGCTCTTGTGCTGCATCCACTGCCGGGTATAGGCTTTGCAATTCCGCAAGCGCCAGTTCTGTGACGGCGTAGTCAGTTCCATCAATCAATGGTATGTAACCAACTACCGGGCTTGTATCTTCATGCGGCACCTTTTTCTTACTATTCTCTACTGTTTTTTCTTCCACATAGTTATCATTCGTTTCTACGTTGGCATATTTAACAGGTCTCCCACCTCTGTATCCATTGACTTTTCGCTCAATGTTAGCGTCAACCTGTGGCTTTGCCATATCATACGCCACCAAGTAAAGGCCGTCCTCTTCCGGCTCGACTCCATCTAACCCATAGTCAATGATTGCCCACAATGCCTTTAACTGCTGATCTTCTGGTAGGCGTTTAATGGCAGTCTGGAATGATTTATAAAATACAAGACTATCTCTCATCTCTGCCCGCCTCCCATTCTCTGTATATCTGCATCCAGTCATCCAACCGCATAGTCACAAGCCATTCGCACCGATCACGGCGGTGGAATACTGCTGGGAAAAGCCCGGTGGCAGCATCATGCACGGCCTGTCCCATTGCGTCCAGCAGATTCAGTTTTTCAACCCGCTTGCACTCAATATGGATTCCTGGCAAACCAACAACGTCAGCGTCTCCGTTGGCTCCACAATACTGTTGCCCTCTTCTGGCGTTGTATCCGTAGTCTCTAAGTATCTTCGAGAGTTCTCGTTCTCCCCTGGCACCCTTCTTTTTGGAGTTAACCACTGTAACCACCTCCAAAAAAAGAAATTTGACCGCGGCACTGCTTTTCTTTCTTTTCTGTCTGTGCAAACCGTCTAGCGCCGTTCTGTGCCTTTCTGATACTGGCTATGCGGCGATTCTGCCTTTCAATCCATCTGGCCGTCTCAGACCGTCCCTGTGCGTTTGTGCGTGGGATATAATAACCTTTCCCACCCTCTACGCTTAAGATTGGTCTTTCATGCCGAAGCATCTCAATAGCTTTTCTGACTGCACGGTCTGGCATTCCTGTTTTCTTTGCCAGTTCCTGCCTTGATGTGGCGTTTTCACGTCCTACACCAATAGCGTTATATACAACCGCCATTGCGGTATCTGCAATTCTGTAGTCCAATGTATCCTCCTTTCTCCCGCCTCGGCTGCTGAAAGTTCAACCGGACGGGAATGGATTTTCGTGACATATCTATCTCTTGGGTCTTAGACCCCGGAGGTCATAAGTAGTTCTTGCCAAATTCTCTCATAAACTCTTCCCGGCTCCCGTAATGGCTCTCGTAATATTCCTGTGCCATTTCCTTCAACTTCCTGTCGATCTCCAAATTTTCTTTCGTTCTTGCGAAGTTTGCGCCGTTTGGGTGTAAGTCTGGTCTCAACGGAATTACAAAACCTCTTTTTTCAGATTTCACTTTATAGCCCTGCCGCCCCTCAAAAATGTGGTGGCGTTCTACATTCGGTGACCCGGTAAAATAGCAGTGATCCATATCATCGGTAAATGCGCTCCATAGCTTTTTAGCCATCTTTTCTCCTGTTCTGATCATACAGATCAAGCATTCTTTGTAGTTCTTCCGGCGTTGCCGTCTCAATGCCACATTCCTTGCACTCTGACACCAGGCCATCTATTAATTCCGACATCTCCCGCGTATCATAGTCACTAGAACCTTTTAGCATCACGTATGTACGATACGTTACCCCGTCACTCCCAGATACGGTCTGTGAGGTTGGTCTGATGTGATATGTTGACGCTTCCAGAGCCATTTTCTCGGCTTTTTCTGTGTCCGGGATACGGATATATGCCTTGATCCCGTCAATCAGTAAATTTTGACCGTAGCGGCGCAACATCATGTTATGAGCGCACGGCTTTGAGATCTTCATGTACTCTGCCAATCTGGAAAGCAGCACCCAGTAGTAAGCGTTACTGTCAAGGCTCCGCTTTTCCCTCCAGATTTTGGCGGTGATCTTCAATTCTTTTTCGTTGATATTATCAACCTGGCTGCTCACATCATCGTCAACCTCAAACGCTACCTGGAATTTCCCGGTTCTCCAATCTTTTTGTACGGTGATCAGCCTCCCTTTACATTCCATTATTTAAACGGGACTCCCTCCTCATTCTCTGGCGGTATAGTGCTTGGATCAACGCCACCTGTTGATTTTGACGGTGTTTTCTCAAACGCTGCCATTGCTCTTTTAAACTGGTCAATCGTCAGTTCAGCTAGTGTTGTTCCTCCAATCGCCTTTAAAATCGCTGACTTTGGTTTCCCAATGCGATTGCATTCGCTCAAAAAAGTCTGCCGCATTTCTTCCGTTGCATATTCCGGTTGATCTGGTTTTGATTTCATGGAAAAAACCACACTGTTTTTGCACTTAATCACCAAATCATTTATGTTGCGTTCCTCATCGTATCCGATCCTGCTGACTGTAAAGCGATCATTGCATGTATAAATCGCTTTACCTCTGGCATCCGTCCTTCCACTCTCTGTAACCTTGCAATTTCCGGCAGGTATCCAGATAAACGGAGCTGTATAAAGTTCCCGGCCAATGCCCCAGTTAAAACAAGCACGTTTAAAACTGTCGGATGCAAGGCCCTTTTCCTTTTCGGTGTAACTCTCTGTTCCGGTATCTTCTTTTGATACCCACTGTTTTTTATCTTCGTCCCACAAGCTGACTGTACAGTTCGCATTATCACGGCTGTGGCTTCTCTGCCAGTTCATCGGACCTACAGTCTCATCAAGGATATTCTGATCCACTCTAGCGTCTTTATAGAGTAGTAAGGACACGCCTTTTTCGCTTACCGTTGCTATCCGGCAATCTATTTCAGACGCTTCTAGCAAACGGAATGATAATTTTTCCATACCATCACCTACTTAATCTGCATGTTCTGTCTCTTTACAAGAGACGCCCCCTCAATAACCTCTCCGGACTTTAATGCCTTTTTCAACGCCATCTTGTCCACTTCTGGATCTTTAACCTTTATGTATTCCGCCGGAAGATCTGTGACATCTCCCACATACTCAACCGCCTCCGATGATCTCCAAGATACAGACACCCTAGGTGTGGAGAATTTTTCTCCGTTTAACGCAATTGCAACCCATCTCTTTAAGCTCTCTGCTCTTTTCTCTGCCTGCTGCTGGCGCTCCGCAAAAGCCATCTTTTCTTTCTTGAGTTCCTCGACATCGCTGGCCAGATTCTTGATCCAGAGCAACACGTCCTCAATCTTCTGGTCTCTGGCTTCCTGGAGGCTGTCCAGTGCCGCATATGCGGCTTCATTTACAATTTCACCTGTCTCTGGATCTACTGCTTGCTCAAAAGCCTGCATGATCATTTCGTCAATTTCGTACAGCTTCATAGTTTACCTCCGCTTCTTGTATTCTATTTTCATTCATCTGCTTTCTATGGTTGATCCGTTGTTTCATATCCATCCGGCACTTCTCACAGAGGAGACCGCCGTCTTCCAGATATGCACCGCAACAGTCACATCTTTCCGGCATGTCTTAATTCCTCCTGGATTTTCTCAATCTTTCCCTTCAACTCTTCCATTTGGTTGAATTTAACACTGGCATCCAGCGAAATATTGCCGGGATTATTCAGATTACTGTTACTATTCCACCCGTCTTTGATTATCTGGACATAAACCCTTGATACATGCCCAGAAAAGTCAAAAA